CTGCAACTGTCGCCCCCCCGCCAGCCGCCGGGACGGGGGGTCGGCGCGGCGGCGGCTGCAGGCGGCGGCTGGCCTGCGCCTGGCGGCTGGCACCAGGCACCGGACGCCAGGCGGCTGCGCTGCCACCAAAAGCGTACAAACAGGCACTTATGCACCGAATGCTTAATACAACGACCATTATGTTAACAAGCAAATGGCTTATCCACAGGGTATACAAGCCTTTTTGTCAAAAGGTGTAGTTATCCACAGGACACTGTCAAAAAGAAGGTGTTTCGCCTGTGGATAAGTCTTCAACGACCTCAAGCTGGCGCAGCGCATCGAGGCGCAGGTTGCCGATGTTGACCGTCACCGCTGCCTGTTTTGCGCCATACGTCTTGGCGTCCCACCTCTCTGCCAGCCACTGGCGCGTCCTGATGCGGTGCATCGGCTTGCTCGGGTTGTCGTCCTCGATGGCGTCTGCAATGTCCAATGTCTGAGCTGCGAGGAAACTTGCCGCCTCCACCCGCGCGCGTGTAATTATAGGCTCGTAATCGTTCTCGTCAATCCACTTGTCCAATCCACGCCTTCCGATACCCAGCTCCCGGCAGATGTCGGCCTTGGACTTGCCCACCTCAAACATGGACAGGACGATCTCGCTGTCAATGTCCTCCAGCAGCGTAACGTCTTGTCGTACTTTCGGGTTCCCGGGCATCAGAACGCTCCACAATCGTTTTAACCTACACCAAGCACCCCAAGTCTCACATTGCCCTTGCAGCGCCACCTGAGTCCATTTTAGCGGCTTGTTGGAGCCTTCATCGCCTTTGCGTGATCAAAGTTGAACAACGGGTTGGTCAGCTCACCGCTGAGGTCAATGTCGCAATCTGGCAGGTCATCAAAGCCTGTGGCACCACCGCCAGCCGCAATCCTGGTCATCCTTGTACCTGGTAGTAATGCTTTTGCTTTCATAATATCTTTGATGACATCTGATTCAAGTAGTAACTCTAACTCCTCCATTGACCATATGTGTCGGTTACTTAACTCGGGTCTGAACTGTTGATAATATATTGCGTCATTATGAGTTTGCACCACCACCATGATGCTCTTGTCTTGCATCACCCATTCAACCGCATTGATCTCTGGTTTCTCTTCAATATTATTATCTTCAGCCCAGGCGTCAAGTACAGCATAGCCCTTGATCATTCCCGCTACGGCCTTCTCCATCTTTTCAATGTCCCTGTCCCGCTGGGCATTGAAGACTCGCTCCAGCTGCTGGGTCAGCTTCAACCGCAAGTTGGCATCCACCAACATCTCAATGCGTTTGATGCCCCATCTAGCGTCATGCTCTTGCTTGACCCGGTGCAGCCTAGCCACCAAGGACTCAGCCTTGACCTTGAACTCGTCTAGCAAAAAGTTAGACCCTTCATCCACCACCAATTGTGCTTTTGCCATTTGTGCTGCCCCATTTGTAAAAGTTGACCCGAACATTACAAATGGTGCAGGTTTATACCCTGCACACCATTTGTTCTGCTTTTTGCCGAACAAATCGTTCACCATTTGTACGATTTGTACCATTTGTTCTTTTTGCCCTAAAAGTTCTCCTTTTCGTCTGTTTTGGTGGTGAAGAAGGCAAAATCACCATCCAGCGTCACACCCTCAAGACCTGTTGCTGCCCTCCAAATTGCCTTGAAATCGCTGTCCTGAGACTTGATTTCGCCTGTCTTACCCAATCCTCGCCACACTTTTTCCCGCCACAACGACACTAAAGCCACCCGTTTAGACCCAAACTTGGTGGTCTGGATGCGGTCCGTTTCACGCAATGACTCGACAAAAGCGGTCATTGCCTTGCCCTGGTGCTTGCCCTGGCCTGTCCTGTTGAGTCCAACTTGCTGGGCATTTACAACAATATCCGCTGCCTCAACCGCCAAACTCTGAGTATTATCAAACCCCAACCGACCATTATCTAGATTAACTTTGACCATACGAAATCCATACTTTGCACCATCCGAACCATCCTTTTGTTTAGTAATAGTTATATTGCCTGACCCTGCATATTGATTATCTTGTAACGCTGCATCCAGGCGCTGTAACTCCAACTCAGTGTCCAATGCACCAAGCAAGGAACTATGCCCACGCAAACCCTTGGTGATATCCTTTCCAACGTGGTGGACAATCTGCAAGGCGCAGTCCAACAGTCGCTGAATCTTCGACAATGAGGCAATGAAGGCTCCCATATCTGAGCTGTCATTCTCGTTACCACCGCCAAACGCCCTGGCTAAAGTGTCCACCTGGACCAGCTCAAACCTGATCTCCTCCCGCTGAACCAGGTTGCTGATCGCTAGGTGCAGCTGCTGGATGTCCTCCTTTGAGGAGCGAAGGTTGAGCTGGTGCCTGATGACGTAAACCTTGGCACCTGGCTCAGTCTTGTGATGCAGGCGGCAGGCTCTTATCCTGGCTCCCACACCACCATGACCTTCGCCACAGATATACAGCACTGCGCCAGGCACAGACACTTCCTTGCCCATCCAAGCTGTACCCGTAGCAATGGAATGTGCAATGTCCAGTGCCACAAACGATTTGAATGAACCTGGTGGCCCAAAGAGTGCGCTGAAGCCTCGCCGCGGGAGTACATCCTGTATCAGCCACTCCACAGGTTCATCCTGGATGGTGTCCCAAGGCTCAATGCGAATCTTGCTTTCCTCTGGAACCAGCTCTAACGCTGGCTCTGGCTCGAAAGCCTCGGCGTCTATCAATAGTTCTATCTCTGGCTCCGAGTCTTCTGCTGCTGGTGGTGGTAGATAGACGATGGACTCAGCGTCCAGCACTGGCTGCAGCCCTTTGCACAATGCCATCAGTTGAGCCTTGTCACCGCCAGCCATCACCCACTCATAGGCATCCTCTGTATGCCCAACGGGTAACGCTAGGAGTCTGATGCTCTTGGCAATGGGTAACAGTGCTGATGCCACCAGAAAGGCGTAACGATAGCCTGGAGCGTCATTGTCTGGGACCAAAACAATGTTCAAATCAGCAAACAAGTAGCTGTTGGCGGCAGGCCAACTGCCTGCACCAGTGTGAGATGTAGAGGTGAACACTCCGATTGACGCCAGGGCATCAGCGGCTTTCTCCCCTTCGCAGAGAAACACTGGCTTACCTTGTAGTCCAGCCTCTATCACATCCTTGAGTCGGTAGGGAACGATCTTGGCACCCTGCATTGATGCCTGGCGTGTACCGTCCTCTAATACCCGCAACAGCTTATAAGTCTTGCCCTTGGTGCCTGATGTGCTGTAACGCTGCTTAACGAACAGCACTGAGCCATCCATAGCAGCATATTCCCACTCGTCTGTCAATTCCATTTTTACTGGTGGTGTCAAATGCAATTGCACTTTCCCAATTGCACGGGAAACTTTCCCCGTTACATCAGACACTTTCCCCGTTGCATCAGGCACTTGCACTGGTACTGGGTAATGCCCATTCTGTCGTCTGACATTGATGGGCTCAACCCACTCACTGAGCTGTGGCAATAGGCCCAAGTCCCTCACCGCTGCCCAAACATCATGCTGGGAGCATCCACCGTGACACTTGAGCAGCAGCTTGCCATCAGCATCTGTCACTGACAAGGACGGGTTGCGGTCCCCATTGCCCTGTCCGTGGTCAAGGACCGGGCAAGACGCCAGCCATTCGCCGTTTGCTGCTGGCCTTGACCGCCCTAACGCCGCTGCAATCAGTTTTGCATCCATTGTGTGCAGTTTCCATTTTTTGTATCCTCTGCTCCAATTCGTACACCCTGTTCGCCAGGGCAATGAGGAGCAAATTCCATTGTTCTTGTGTCATAAGGGTCAAATACCGCGGTATTCGTTTCAAATACCGCGGTATTGGGGTTGAATATCCCGGAATTAATTCCGGGGTGCGTGTCAGTTAAACATTTCCTCGTCATCCTGCACTGGTGCTGGTGCTGGTTTCGGCTTCGCAGCCTGACGTACTGGTGCTGGCGCTGCTGCTGGTGATGGTTCCTCAAAGTCAGCATCTGCCTGGTCAGCGTCAAGTGCCGCTGGACGGTTAATCCAGTTCTTGAGGCTGAAGTTGGGAATGGAAGTGTTCCCTGCACCAATCTTGAGTGACGTAGCACCCTCATACTTGATCACAGGCACCTTACCGGGGTTGGCATCAGCCGCCTTATCGCAGGCGTTGTAGATGGCCTGGAAACCTTTAGTGACCCCTACGCCATTCGCGCACCACTCAACGACACCTGTCGGCTTTGAGAACAGCTTGACAGAGAAACCGTACTTGTACTCAGGGCTGGGCTGCTTGCCCTTGACGCCAACTTGCGCGTCCTCCACCCAATCCCTTTGTCCAACTGCCAGCAGCAGCCACCCAGTGCGAACTGAGTCCAGGTCCATCACCATTGACTCAATGTTGATCACTTCCTTTGAACTGTTCTCCCAGGTCTTGGTTTGCGCCATGAAACGAATGTAAGACGCGCCAGAGTTGCTTTGAAGATTTAGCATTTCGATTTTCCTTTAAAGAGTTAAGAATTACGCTTTCGCCTTACTCACCAATGCCGAATGACCGACACAGCGTGAGTCCACTAGACACCTTCTTTGTCAAGGTATCCGTGACCGTTGTACCCTTCTCCAGCAGCTCCTCGGCTGCTGCAGGGGTAATGATTTTGTGAGGGAATATTTGGCTGGACACCAAGCCAGCCTTGTGCAGCCACTCAGCGGCATCAGCCTCGTTGACCCATGACCTGTGCGCCTTCTTTGGACCCATCTGCCAGCCGCGCAATGCTGCACCGTCCTTGATACGCTTGGTGGCGTAGGTTTCCAATGCCTTGATGAATCCCTCCACCTTGGCAATGCTGTCGAGAAACGATGTGAGCTGATCGTCACTCAGTGCTGGTGGTGCCTGCGCCACGCTCATCACGTTGAAGGGTTCGATGTGCGCTGGACAGATCGCCTTCGCTGGGCACCACTGGCAGGCAGCTTCAGATGGCACTGCCTCGGCTGTGGTTGCCATTGCAGCCTGCACAGCGGGTATCAGCACTTGAGCTTCCCACTTAAGTAACTCAGGCACTGTCATAGTGTGACTGCGATTAACGCCATGCACAGGCTGGACAATGGTCATCGTGACAGACTTGAATTGCTTCTTCGCCATACGCATACCGCCCAAAGCGTATATACGCATCTGGTCCGAGTCAGCATCCACCCAGCCCCGGCCTGTCTTGAGATCACCAATGATGAACTCGCCAGTGTCGTCAGACCAACCGAGAACATCAGCAGTACCCGCTACACGCACCGCGGGACTCTCATACGCTGTGACAAACTGCTCAACAAACACATTGCCCAGGCGCAGTTCCTCTGTCTCAATGTAGTCCAGGTGCTTCCTAGCGTAGGTGATTGCGTCCTGGTCCATCCTGATGCCTTCAACGTCAATGCCAAGCCACTCCTCGGGTGCGCTACTCGTCATAAAGCAAGACTCTGAGAGACTGTGAATTGCAGTTCCACGCTGGGCGGCAGCTCCTGCCTCACCCTTTGGCATCTTCGCTGAAAGCTGTACGCTTGCCGGGCAAGCAATCCACCTGGCGGCTGCACTCGGCCTGAGAGTTATCTGTTCCATGACGCTCTTTCGTTGTGTGAATCTTCAATCAGGATTTGGTACACCAAAGTCCGAATCTCTTGGGACACCGCATGACCCAGGTCATCCGGGTCCATCATGCGTTGGAGCAGATCAGTCTTCATGCGGCACTGCCGGCGAGACTTCTCCAATTCAGCGTTGAGGTACAAGATGTGGGCCTTGAGCGTTTGGCGCTCACTGCTTTGTAGTGATGTCATTTAGTGTCCTTACCCGCCATTGCTGCTGTCCACAATGCTCCACCAAACACTTTGGCAATAAATTGCATTGCAATAATTTCTGGCATTAAAACGCCAAAAGCAATTGTCGGGAAAGCAATTGAATCAACCGCAGCGCCTGCAACATTAGACACATTGGCACGTTTAAACCATGAGCCAGTAATTTTTGTAAAGACCGCCCAATCAGCAAGTGCCGCCAACATAAAAGACAGGGCAGAGGCTATAGCAATCATTCCAGCAGCAGGGTTCAGCGCGTAAGTTAGCAGTCCTGTACTGGCAATCAATGCACCCATTTGCCACATTTTTAGCTTTATATGTAACCAATCTCGCAATGCCAGATCAAGGCCGATAAACAGAAACGCATTGATGGGACTGACCCAAACGCCAAAGGTAGCAATGGACAGGTTCGCCAATGTCATGGCAATGGCATAGGCAACGATTGCGGCAATCAGCATAAAACTTCCTGTAGTGGTTGATTTTTCCAATGAGATAGTGGATTGGTTGAATCAATGCGTTTTGCCATGCAACCAGCGCACTGTAAATATTCTGCGTGATGCAGAGCAACATTGGTGGAATCCGCGCTGGCTAAAGGCCACGGCCCACTTGATTGACCTAGCATCCGCATCCCGTGTACCCAAGGGATTTGTCTGCCGTAAGTGTTGACCAAGGCATTGAAAGCCTCATCCATTCTGCGACACCATTTTGCCGTTCCGATTTGCCAAAACTCACCAGCAGACCCAAAACAAACCCGACCCCAAGCATCACACAATTCAAGCAAGTAGGAAATTGGCAATCCAAGATGCCAAACAGGGGTGCCCATGTCTTTACGAAAAGGCCATGATTTAACCATTGCTTGTTGCTCTTCTACTGACCCGTCAATCACATCAGGCACAACTGCCCAATGCGGATGCGCCAGCAATGGTTCCACCCAAGAGTAAAACCCATCACGGTCAAAAGGCAAGCCTCTGGTCTTGGCACTGAATGCGCCGTTGTCTAGCATCAATGATTGACCTATTTTCAAGCACCGTTTAAGGTCATCAGGACGGGCATACGAAACACAAAAATGCTTCCCTGCCATTGTCTCAATGGCTTTGATAGGCGTAATTGGAGTGCCGTGATAGTGAATCATTTGATCTTAGCAACTAGTAGTCAGTGCTATCAGAACTGCGTCAGCGCGTCCATCGTCCTTGACCCGTGCAAAGAGATGCGCCTCCCTCGGAAACAGCTCCATGACCCGCTGGCGTGAGCCGTCTTTGCCCTTGGCGGCACCTGATTGCTTCTGCCAACTCTGAGGTGTTGTGAAGGTCACAGGTATCTGCTTGGCGGCTAAGACGCCTTCGATGATGCCAACGCTGCGCCCAAAGCTGAACATGGAACTTACGCCCTGGCCTGGCATAGCGCCTACCTTTTCGCAGATGGCCTTGTGGGGTGAAAGCTGCTGCATCAAGAGTGAGAGTCCAGCAGGACAGACTTGGCGTTTCTGCGCTTTGTTGCGCTCAACGGTAACGGTTGGCATATCGTGGACAGAGATCAGCACTCCGCTGACCAGCAGAGCAATAGCGCCTGATGCGCCAGGGTCAATGCCAATGATGCGGGAAAAGGAGGAGGTGGACGCTTGGCCCACCCCCAAAGTAGGCAACTGCATAGCCTGGTGGGATTGTAGATTGCTCATGCAAAGTCCAGTGATTGTTGTGCAGTCCGAATGTTTTGGAGTTGGCAATAGTCTGGATTCAATTCACACCCAATGTATTGCCGCCCAAGGTTCTGCGCTACCTGTGCAGTTGTGCCGCTGCCCATAAATGGGTCAAGGACAATGCCTCCCACTGGTGCGCCAGCAAGGATGCAGGGTTCAATCAGGTCAGACGGAAAAACGGCAAAGTGAGCGCCAGCGTAAGGCTTAGTTGCAACAGTCCACACACTTCGTTTGTTTGCCCCTTTAATTTCATCGTACTGAACAATTACATTTTCTGGGTTATGCGGAACACCCCAATGTTCTTTGCTTCTTGTTTTTGAATCCCCCGATCTTCTGACGCTTGCCTGTCCATCTGTTGATAATTTTATGGGTTC